CTCTCAACCTACAAGACCAGTCACGGCTTACTCTTGTATACCGAGAAGTTAAACATGGATCGTTCAAATCCTAAAATTCAAGCCTTCCAAGAAGCCGAGGACCTTAAATGGTACGTAAGACTCACGTCTAAGGCATTCAAGTTAGACTTTGCGCCCTCCTCCGAGACATTAGATGCAGCACACAGTATGTATGCTCCAATCCGTATTGTCCCAGGAGAAGGCCTCCCAACGGATCATCCGTTAGCGGCTATCCACCAGCGTATCGCGCAGAGTGAAGCATACACCTACGCTAAGTCGCACCAACCAATCATTGAGATTGGACCTAATGCTGCAAATTTCATGGTTATCGGCGCAAATAATAACAAGACCCATGGTTGTACCATGTTTAGCGCACGCGATCAAGTCAGACACTGCAAGGCAGCAGCATCTCGTCTCGTACGTGGATGTAGAGATCAAGCATACACCAAGAGTGTATTACGTCTGGCAAACAGAATTCCCGATAGCAAGTTTTGCGTGGACGGTTGGGAAAACTGCAACTTCCAAGCAAACCACGCGATAGCCGTGCATTCTCTGTATGATATCTCTTTGGATGCGTTAGCACAAGGTATGTACAATCACGGTTGCCACCAAATTCAAGCATGGATGCACTTTCCAATTGAGGCGTTGGAAGTTGACGAATGGACATCAAATACGAACATGTACCATTTCAAAGTTACCTCACGGAAAGAAAAGGAGATAAAGAAGGAAAGTGATTGCGCACTTAAGTGTCGCAAGACTCTGAAGAAGAGGACAATTCACTTCACTTTCCTAAATGATGCATCTTTCGGCTACCAACATGATTACGACACCTGGATGAATTACCTTAAAATTGGAGCGATAGACACCCCTTACGGCTTTGCTATGCTTATTGAAAAACAGAGACACAACGGGAGCCAATGGAAAATCTGTATTTCCCGTACGACCGTCGGTGGGCAGTTTTACTATCGTATACCAACAGCGTTGAGACACGTTTGCAAGGTTCCTGATTTCGCAAAAATGGCCAGCAATGCCATGTGCAAGTATCAGGACATCGAGTACATCAACGTGGATGCAGAGAAAGTTAAAAAAATTTACTTCTTCATCCACGCAAGAACCGGCGCTGGACTTACGCTCGAAACGACAAAAGCATTCTCCCGAACACTCATCAATGAAGTTTGGTTCGACAAGACTATCGTCGAACATAAGTGGAACATCAGTTTCAACGATTTCAGTGCCGTTTGCATCGCTGTCTATTTGATGTGCTTACTGCAGAAGAAAAAAGAAAATAAGATCTGTGTCCTCTCCCATGAGGAAATGGCAAAATTGGACAAGACCGAAGGTTGGTTCAAGCGTTTCTTTTCAGATTTGAGTGAACACATTGACAGTTTCTTTGATGGCATCGGTGAGAAAGCGCGCTATGATAGTGATGGAAAATTACTGCATGATTGCCATAAGAAGAAGGCAACGGCACTACTCCATGGAAAGACGAAAAACGTGATGGCACGAGCCACACTTAAATTCTATCAGGATATTGCAGTGGAAGATCGCGTGGATGATTATGAATACACCGACGAATACGTGATCGAACCCTGCGAACCAGTGGCAAAAACCCAGACCTTCGAGGATGTCATCATGACCAATGACAACGATTTACAGTTGCAGACTAGAGCACTGCAAGATATCGGGAATACTGAAGGAACCGGAAAAACCAGCGTCCTCGACTGGACAACACAGTTTGGAATGAATGCTGTACGAAGTCGCATGCCGACGAAGGAACTCGAGCAATACGACGCAACAGAACAACACCTAAATTTAGTGCACGAAATAGAGCAGCAGTTGGAAGAGATCAAGGATGATTCGACCAAGAAAGGATTAAAAATCGTCCTCGCAGATGCACTTGCGCGTTACAAGACAAGGACCCCGAAGAAACTTGCGTTGGATAACATGGCAGTACTTAAGGGTGTACCCGGCTCCGGGAAAACTTACACCATAGTCAACGAGTACATACCAAAATATCTGACCACCAACCCGAGTCACAAGATACTAGTCATTGTACCTATTAACAGCATGGTACAAGACTACGAGACCAGGATACCTGCCGCTTACTCGTGTGATGTCCGCGTCACAACCTTCCACAAAGCAATCTTCCTTTTAAGGAAAGATGGTTTCAATGCTGATCTTGTTATCGTGGATGAAGCTTTCCTTCTACCAATCGCAGCTATTAATTTCATTGCAGAAGAGCGCAAGGTACTACTCTTGGGAGACCCATGTCAGATCAACCATGTTGATTTCGGTGATAATTGGGTCGGATGTACCAGATTGAGAGACATCATCGAGCACATTCCTTTTGTTGAAAGGAAAGTTTCTCGACGTTGTCCCGTTGATGTTTTGGCGTTGCCACTCATTAAAAGCGCGTATCCCGGCATATCAACCACGTCGAAAATCCAAAATTCCATCCAGCAAATGCACCCTGGATTCGCTCATAATCAAGCGCGGGTGCTGGCTTTTACCAACGAGGTTGCAGATTCTCTCGTGAATGAGGGCGCAAGCACGGTACATCGAGTACAAGGAAAGACATTTCCAATGGTCATACTACATTATACAGGTAGTCCTGGCGAGAAGAAGTTACTTAACGAGAGTCCTGAACACCTCGTTGTTGCACTCACACGACACGATAATACGCTTTTCGTACGTGACGTGTCTGCGGATAAGAGTTTAGTGACCTACATGAATGCTTCCTTCCCCCTAACCACGTATTGCGAAAAAGCAAACGTCGAGATTGCAGCAATGGAAACCAAGAAAAGTGAGGAAAAGATTCTCGATAACGCGTACATGGAAACGACTTTACCACTTAATGCAGATCGTGAATACCCAGTGTGCGAGGCGGATGAGATGATGGTGGAAAGTATACTTTATAAAATCTTCCCCGTTAGACCCATGGAAGAATATCAAAGCACCATTACTGGGCAACTTAAACCAGGCGGTGATTTGAAGGGTAAACTCCGCCTTGAAAACATCCATAAAGACGAGGCCTACGAGAGCAAGAAACACACCGTGCATCGGTTCATAGCGGGACAACGAGTGAAGATTACACGTCCTTCAGACCAGAGGATGGCCTGCAAAACTATGATGGAGAGACTCACTAAGAAGACGAAGAACTTGGGTAACCATGACGCGAAGAAAGAAGCAAAACGCCTCTTCAATCCGATGCTCGAGATGTTCGACTTCCAAGTGACAAAAGCTGACCGAGATCAATGCTTCCTTGAGGCTATCGAAAAATTTCAGGAACGCGGACATGACATGAGCAAACTCATTGATGCAGATGGCTGGACCGACCGCAACATCCATAAAGTCAAAAACCATCTCAAAGCACAACAGAAACCCTATACCGATGCGGATCCGTTATCGAAGGATAAGGCAGGTCAAGGCATTTCCGCATGGAATAAATCCCTCAATTTTGAGATGACGGCGTACACCAGATTACTTGAACTTGTACTCACTAAGAAAGCTCGAGGGAAAATCATAATTGCAACCGGAAGACCAGACGAGGAAATCATGTCACTCATCGAACAAAAAATCAAACCAGGCGACCGTTTCGCAGAGAATGATTGGACTGAATTTGATTCCTCACAGAACAATGTAACACGCCAAATCCTCAGACAAGCGTTACAGAATGTGGGTTGTCCGTCTGACTTACTGAAGAACTTCATGGCCATGTTAGAACAGCGCACGATCTGTGATGAATTCCTAACGATCGGTGTCAATGATAAGAAAGATTCCGGAGCACCACACACACTGGTGGATAATTGCCTATTCAACATGTGTATCTGCCATGACATCATCAAGGATTATGAGACATTGTGGATCAAAGGTGATGACTCCATGGCTAGTGGACCCTATGTACGTTTTGATGAGGTCACCATGAAGGAAATGGGAAAGAATCAAGGATTCAAACTCAAACCTAAAACCGGAGATTCAGCATCTTTCGTGTCCTTCCTCGTAAACCGCGCAGGGGTCGCCTATGATTTACCTAGGTTAACCGCAAAAATTACCACCCGTAACTACACCGATAAGGAAGATTTTAACAATTACAGAGATGCAATGGGCGTTACTCTCAGAAATATCAAGGAAACAGCGGGTTTAAATATGCTGAATGTCAACGCGTTACATTACCGTATGAACCAATCTGATATGGATGTACTTTTTTCTTTCATCAAAAGATTTTCAACAGGCGAAATTCCTTTCTCCCGCACAGTCAAGATGGAATCTGCACAACGTTTCGTGGAAAACAACTACGCGCTCGCGACACAATCAATGGCAGGTGTGCGTCAGCAGGATTCCTCCGAACACAGGATAGGGAGTTACTTCGAAGATGCGCAGAAGAAGGAGATCAAGCGCATTTCCAAGGAAAGAAAGATCGAGAAGCAGAAGGTTTACTCTGGTAACACTGCATTCTCCATAATGGCGGATGCTGTTATAGGTTAAGCATTGTTAGTAATAACATATACGGTTATGCGGAATCCTAACCGCACGAGATACATACGGTTATATTGTGCACCTAGCACTCTTATTATGTCTCTATTATTTGGGTTATTTATCTAATCATGCCCAATCCAACAAAACCCCGTAACAATAATGCAAAACTTGCTGCAAGTGTCAAACGAATGCAGCAAGCTTTTCAGTCCATGAAATTGAAACAGAATAAACCAAGACATATCATCCAAAAGAAACGCAGAACTCCAAACGCAATCAAACGAAATATGGAAAGTCGCGCCGTGATGCGCCGGCCTGTTGGACCTAAATCCAGTCCGACCCGTGTCTGCCATTATTCGGCCTTAGAAAGGATCACACAGGTTAACATTGCCACCAATGTGGCTGCAGGTACACTCCTTTACTCTCTTGCAGCCAACCCGACCGTTTCTCCGAGATTGAAGGCTGTAGCTTCACAATTCGATTCCTGGCGTGGCACTATGTCGCTAGAAGTCGAGAGCACAGGCAACAGCCTTAGCACCGATTATGTCATCATCAGACACGTACCTAATGGCGATCCTGCCAGACTGCCTTCCAACTTGAACACCTTGTTGAATCTTGCGGAAGCATCCGATCGACCTGGTGATTCAGCTAAATTGCAACTTGACGCCAATCGTGTAGCCAAGGTATCGGCCATTTGGGCCGAATCCTATAATCCAAAGAAACCTATCATAGACTCTGATCCGACCGAATGTAATCTGGGACAGTTCATCATTGTCGCAGACGGCTCTCCCGGCACGACTTCCGTCAATCTGACAATCAGACTCAGATACAGTATCGATTTCTTCGGAGCCATCTTTGTACCGATTATCCAAGATAGCAGTCAAGTTATTTCCACCAGCGGTGGTTCAACTGGACTTAACTTTTTCGGCAGCGCACCCAATTCTGCCGGTCCAGGTTCCGCAACGGCTTCTGGCAATACTTTAACCTTCCCTATTGTCGGAACGTACACCATCACTAGCATTGCTGGCGGCACGGGTGTTTTAGCACCAACAGCCATCGCCGTCGGAGGCACATTTATTTCACCATTATTCCCGAATGTTGCCAATGCCTCTGGCACTTCTTCCGTCGGCACATGGAATTTGACCACCACTACCGTGGGAGCCACTTTCGTAATAAATCAAGCTGCAACAACCCTTGTCACCGCTTATGTCCAGATAAATCCTTACACCAAAGTATAATGGGTTAATCATTCAACCATGGCTAAACCACGCCGATGCAACCATTGCGATTCCCGCGCCACCATTTCTCATGCCAGAACAGACAACACCATTTACATCTATTGCTACAGATGTTACGGTGAAACAATCATACCAAAGCCTTAGTCAGGCGTAGCAAATTTGGAATTGTCGTACCAACATTCCATCTTAGAGCGTTTAAAACGCTGAACCCGAAAGACTTTCCTGGG